CCAGTATCTCCAGTATATCTAGACTTCAATACTCTAACCTTAGTAGTATTAGCTTCTTTAGGGTCAGTAGCTTGTTGATTTCTTTCTAAAGCAATAACGCAATCAGAAAGCTGTGCTATGCCTTGTGAACCTTTAAGATGACTCAATGATACAGTCACACCTTTTTCGTGCCCCCTGTCGCCTGTAGCTCGTCTTAAATGCGATACTAGAATCAAGCCGACATTAGTTTCTTCAACTAAACTACGCAGTCTATTCATTAAGTTATCAATACCTCTTCGTTCATCACCTTCGGTTAAGACATTGACAAGCATATGCAAGTGGTCAACCACGACCCATTTACACTCGCAACCTACAATCATGTATCGTAGTTTTGCAAATATCTCATCAATGTCTGTCGCACCCAAATGTGAATGAATGAATACTCTGTTCTTTTGTATTACTTTATCGAACAAAGCATTTAAATCTTCTTCAGAATAACTTTCTCTTTTTTCATTAAGATACAGTCTATCGTTTGCTTCAATAGATATTAAACCGTCTGCAGTTCTAAGCCAGTTCTCTTCAAGAGCAATGATACCTACATTATCTTTAGTAGTTTTAATTAGCCAATGCTCAAGCTCTCTAGTAACTGAAGACTTACCGAGTCCAGTTCCACCAGTAAGAGTTACTAACTCACCTCGTCTTAGTCCATATAGTTTTTTGTTTAATCCTTCCCAAGGATAAGCAATACTTTCTTTTACTTCTCTGTTAAGCCAGTCATCTTTTTTACTAGACAATTCCATAATACCGGATGGAGTATAAGTCTTAGCTTCCCACCAAGCTTTAGTAAAGCCTTGAAATTCTTTTTGTTTGAGCATGTCATTAGCATCTTTATAGCCGTTGGGTAATGTCATTATCTTTACCTTTCCGGGTTTTAAAATACGAGCAACATTTCGTGAAGCTTCTCTA